CCCAGGCCGCCCAGGGCACGCCCAGGCCGGCATCCTGGGACAGGCGGGCGCGGGTGGTGAGGAACCGGCCATGCCGTTGGCTCCCGCTCGCCTTTGCCCCCAGGGCCACGTCATTGCCGGGCGTGGCCGATGCCGACGCTGTCAGGCCGCCCCGCGGCCGAACGCCGACATCCGGCGGTTGTACTACACGGCGCGCTGGCGGGCCTGGCGGGCGCAGGTCCTGAGCCGCAACCCGTTCTGCGTGGACTGCCAGCGGCTCGGGCGCACGACGATCGCGACCGAGATCGACCACGTCGTCCCGCACCGCGGGGACCTGGCGCGCTTCTGGGACCCGACGAACGTCCAGGGGCTCTGCGCGACGTGCCACGGCCAGAAGACGCAGGCCGGTCGATAGGGGGGCCCCCGGGGGGTAGCGGAAAGTTCGGAAGGCAACGGCCCGCAAACCACCGGGCCCGGTCGTGCATGCGACCGCGAAATTGGGATCGGGGTCAATCGATGACGACACGCCGCGCCGGCCGCCCAGCGGCCCCGCCGGACGCCACGACGATCGCCGCGCTCGAGCTCGACCCGGAGAATCGGCGCACGCATCCCGATCGCAACGTCGGACTGATCACGAATGCGCTGAAAGAGATCGGCGCGGCACGGTCGATCGTCATCGACGAAACCGGCCGCGTACTCGCCGGCAACGGCGTCGTGACGGCCGCGCCACAGGCGGGCATCACCAAGCTAAAGATCATCGATGCCGACGGCGATGAGATCGTCGCCGTGCGCCGGCGCGGGTTGACGCCCGAGCAGAAACGCGCGCTGGCCATCTACGACAACCGCGCGGCCGAACTCGCCGAATGGAACTGGGATCAGCTCGCGAAGGATCACGCCGACGGTCTGACGTTCCAGCCGTTCTGGACCGCGGACGAAGAGGCGCGCCTGCTGACGAGCGCGCTCAAGAAGGGCCGCACCGACCCCGAGCAGGTGCCGGCGGTCCGCGCGACGACGATCAAGCTGGGCGATCTCTTCGCGCTCGGCCCGCACCGCTTGCTCTGTGGGGACAGCGCCGACGCCAGTCACGTCGCGCGTCTGCTCGGCGAGCGCCGCGGCGATGCGCTCGTGACCTCGCCCCCCTACAACGTCGGCCTCAAGTACGCGACGCACGACGACTCGCCCCAGAGTCGCCCGCAGTACTTCGGCTGGTTGACCGGCATCGTGCAGGCGTGGGCCGCCGGCCTGAAACCGGGCCGCGCGTTCATCTGGAACGTGGGCGTGTCGCCCCGGACCGCCGCGCACGAACACGTCCGGCTGCTCGAGGCCGCGGGCCTGACGTTCGTGCGGCAGTTCATCTGGCACAAGGTCGGCGTGCCGGTGCCGACCTTCCACAGCACGCGCGAGCGTCCGATCGTCCGGCGCCTGACGTCGAACTACACCCACGAAATGGTCTATGTCATGACCACGGCCGGCGCGCTCGAGCCCGGCCCGGGGCAAGCGCTGCGCAACGAGCTCCTCGAAAACGACGTGTTCACGCTGCACCAGACGCTGAGCACCGTCGACCTCCCCGCGGGCTCGCAGCGCACCGGCGTGCAGTCGAACCTGGACCGGCGCGCGAAGAAAGCGCACCCGGCGCCCTTCCCGGTCGCCTTCGTCGTCGCCTTCCTGCAGCACTACGCCGGGATTGAGGAGCTCGTCCTCGAGCCGTTCAGCGGGTCGGGCAGCACGATCATCGCCTGCGAACAGCTGGGCGCCGCCTGCGCGGCGCTCGAGCTCACACCCGAGTACGTCCAGGTCGCGATCGATCGGTGGGAGGCCTTCACGGGCCAGAAGGCGCGGAAGGTGAGCGACGCGCCGCGCGGCAGCCGGAAGCGACGGCCCTCATGAGCGCGAAGACGATCGGTGATCTCACGCTCGACCCCGAGAATCGCCGCGCGCACCCGACGCGCAACCTCGACATGATCACCGCGGCGCTGCGCGACGTCGGCGCGGCCCGCTCGATCGTCATCGATGAGGCCGATCAGGTGCTCGCGGGCAACGGCGTCGTCACCGCGGCGTCCTCGGCGGGCATCACGAAGGTGACCGTCGTCGAGGGCGCGGCCGACGAGATCATCGCCGTCCGGCGCCGAGGCCTCACCGCGGCGCAGAAGCGGGCGCTCGCGATCTACGACAACCGCACCGGCGAGCTCGCCGCGTGGAACCTTGACCAGCTCGGACAGGACCTCGAGGCGGGGCTCGCGTTCGAGTCGTTCTGGACGGCGGACGAACAGGCCGCGCTCCTCAGTCGGCGCGATCGCACGCCCGGCCTCACTGACCCGGAAGCGACGCCGGCGCCGCGCGCGACCGACATCCGGCCCGGCGATCTCTTCGCGCTCGGGCGGCATCGCCTCCTGTGCGGCGATGCGACCTGCGCCGCGGACGTGCAGGCGGCGCTCGGCGCCGACGGCCCGCCGGCGATCATGGTCACCGATCCGCCGTACGGCGTGGCCTACGACGCCAGCTGGCGCGCGAAGGCGGGGGTCAACAAGAACCGGAAGAAACTCGGCACGGTGACCCACGACGATCGCGCCGATTGGCGGGAGGCGTGGAGCCTCTACGGCGGGCCGATCGCCTACGTGTGGCACGGCGGGTTGAAAGCGAGCGTGGTCCAGGCATCGCTCGAGGCGACGGGGCTGACGATCCGCTCGCAGATCATCTGGGCGAAGGACCGCCTGGTGCTCTCGCGCGGCGACTACCACTGGCAACATGAACCGTGCTGGTACGCGGTGCGCGAGGCAGCGACCAGCAAGCGAACTCCTGATCGCACGCAGTCGACGGTGTGGGAGATCGCCTCGACGCTGTGGCGGATTCCCGCGCGCGAGGACGACGGCCACGGCCACTCGACGCAGAAGCCCGTCGAGTGCATGGCGCGGCCGATTCGCAATCACCAGGCGCTGACCGTCTACGATCCGTTCCTGGGGAGCGGCACGACGATCATCGCCGCCGAACAGCTCGGGCGCGCCTGCGTCGCGCTCGAGATCGATCCGGTCTACGTGCAAGTTGCGATCGACCGGTGGGAAGGCTTCACGGGGCGGCACGCGACGAAGATCTCCTCCTCGGAGGCCTGATCCATGTGGCCGATGTACTTCGCACTGGCGGTGAACCTCGTGGCCGCGGTCGTCTCGCTCCTCATCGCGCACCAGAACTATCGCCGCGCGACCCGCCTCGCGGCGCGCGAGCGCCTGGTCGCCGAACGCGCCGAGCAGGTGCGCGCGGACATGTCACGCTGCGTCGCGTTCATCGCGGCGGTCGCGCGCCCGGGCTCGCCCGTCCCGCCGGAGATCCGGCGGCTCGCCCGCCAGGCCCTGCCGCTCTGGGCCTCGGGCATCGTCCCGTCCGACGACGCGACGACGGTCCACTGAAGGAGTCCCCCGGATGCGCGGCCGCAAACCGGTCCCGACCACGCTCAAGCTGCTGCGGGGGAACCCCGGCAAGCGCCGGATGAACGCCGAGGAGCCGCAACCCGATGCGCTCGAGACGGCGTGCCCGGACCTGATCCTCGATCCCGTCGCGCGCGCGGAGTGGGACCGCGCGATCGTGCCGGCGATCGCGATCGGGCAAGTCACCGCGGCCGACCGCGCGCTCGCGATCGCGCACTGCGAGCTGTGGGCGACGTGGCAGGCGCAGCTCGCGGAGGCGAGCAAGCTGCCCAACGTCATCGCCGCCGGCAAACACCGCTATCCGCTGCCGAATCCCGCGCGCGTCATGGCGAACAAGACGCTGCACCTGCTCGCGCAGGTGGATGAGAAACTCGGGTTCTCGCCGACGTCGCGGAGCAAGGTCCAGGTGAAGGGCCCAGGCACGATCCGCTCGACGATCGATCGCCGGCGCGCGGCCTTCTTCGACCAGACGCGTGGCTAACCTGGCGCATCGCCTGCCGCCGCCCTGGTGGGGCCGGGGGCGCCCGCCGCACGAACGCTGGCCCGGCGTCTCGCTGACGTTCGAGGCGACGTGGTCGACGCTGCGTCGGCGCTGGGAGACCCACGGCGGCCGGTACTACTTCGACCCGCGCAAGGCCGCGCGCGCCGAATCGTTCTTCCCGCTCTTCCTCCAGCATCACATCGGCGCGTTCGCCGGGCAGCCCTTCGAGCTCCGGTCCGACCAGGCGCTGCTCATCATCCGCCCGGCGTTCGGCTGGCGCCGCGCGAGCGACGGCCTCCGGCGCATCCGCAAGCTGTTTGTCTTCGCGACCAAGGGCTACGGTAAGTCGCCCCTCGGCGCCGGGATCGGGATCTATCTCGCCCGGTACGACGGCGAGCCGGCCGCGGAGGTCTACGCGGTCGCCGCCGATCGCAACCAGGCGCGGACCGTGCACGACAACGCGAAGGTCATGGTGGAAAACTCGCCCGACCTCGTCGAAGGCTGCGCGATCGTCAAGAACGCGATCACCTGGCCAGCGATCTACTCGTCGTACACGGTGCTGTCCTCGGACGCGTCGACGAAGCACGGCTTCCGGCCGCACGGGATCATCTTCGACGAACTGCACGCGCAGAAAAACCGCGACCTCTTCGAGGCGCTGCGGAAGTCGATGGCGAAGCGCGACCAACCGATGCTGGTGATCATCACGCACGCCGGCGACGACGACGAAGGCATCTGCTACGAGGAGTACGACCTGGCGAAGCGCGTCCTCTCGGGCAACGCGACCGAGCTCGAGACGACCCTGCCGGTGATCCTGTTCTGCGTCC